CTTTAATTACATAAGAAGGAAAACCATCTACATAAAGGATAAATCTATTAGCTTGTTTTGGTTCAAAAGCCGTATAAAATATTTCGTTTGGGTCTAGTACTGCCATTTTATTTGTTTTTAAATTTTATTATAAATATTAGGGGTTAATAATTTTTTTTGTTATTTTATATATTTATCAACGTAACAGCATTTAAACCAAATTAATATGGCTAGACCTAAAGGAATAAGGATAAAAAAAACATGCAAGAATTGTGAGAAACAATTTGAAGTGCCTCCGTACCTTGAAAAACAACAATTTTGTTCTAATTCTTGTGCCCAACAGTATAAAGGAAAGGATAAAAGTTGGTTGAGTAAAAGAGAGGAAACTTGTATTAAAAAATATGGGGTGAAAAATGCCTTTCAATCTAAACAAGTTCAAAATAATTATAAAAAGAGCATTAGAAAAAAATATGGAGTTGATAACCCTTTTTTAGTAGAGGAAATTAGAGATAAAGCACAAAAAACTATTAAAAATAAATATGGGGAAAATGTAGCTTCGAAAAATAAAAAAATAGCCAATAAGATATCAAAAGCTTTAAAAGGGAGAGAATATCCTAGGGAAAATTTTATTAACATTAAATGGGAAAAAATACTTAATTATTATGAAGTAAGTAAAATGAAACCCTTATTTGATAAAAATTATTTAGAAGAGAATAAATTAAACCATTCACATCAAAATAAATTTAAATTCCAATGTGAGAAATGTGAAGAAATAACTGAAGTTTTTCTTAGTAATGGATATTTGCCTTCATGTAAATGTTCAGAATATAAAGGTTATTCATTAGTTGAGAATGAATTAATGGTATATATTTCTGAGTTTATAGGGGGTGAGAATATTTATACAAATCGCCGAGACATACTTCCTAATAGATTAGAGTTAGATTTATATATCCCCTCACACCAATTAGCTATTGAGGTTAATGGGGTATATTGGCATTCAGAATCTATGGGGAAATACAGAGATTATCATTTATTTAAAACAGAAAAATGTTTAGAAAATAACATAGAATTAATACACATTTTGGATTTCGAATGGATATATAAAAAACCTATTATCCAATCGATTATACGCAATAAATTACGTAATAACCAAGAAAAAATATACGCCCGCAAATGTGAAGTTAAAGAAATTAAAGATACTAAAATTTTAAAAGAATTCCTCAATACTAACCACATCCAAGGATATTCCCATGCTTCTACTAATTTAGGCCTTTATGAAAATAATAAATTGGTTTCAGTTATGACTTTTTCTAAAAATAGATTTAAAAAAGAAGTAGAAGAATATGAAATGGTTAGATTTTGTAATTTATTAAATATTAATGTTATAGGTGGAGCCTCTAAGTTATTCAAATATTTTAATAAAAATTTAAATGTTAAAAATTACCCTATAATAAGTTTTTCAGATAGAAGGTTTTTTAATGGGGGGTTATATAAACAATTAGGTTTTGAGTTTGATAAAAATACTAAACCTTCTTACATATATTGGAAAGATCATAAAGTTTTAAATAGAATGTCTTGTCAAAAACATAAACTCCCAAAACTCCTTGAAAAATTTGATGTAAATAAATCAGAATATGAAAATATGAAGGTGAATGGATGGAGGAGAGTATGGGATTCAGGAAATACTAAATGGGTATATAAAAAAGGGGAGTAATTTCTTACTCCCCTATAAATTTTAAATATTTGCTATCTCTGTTTCTATGAAGGAAAAGTCGCGCCCGTGGGAAGTACATTAAAATCCAAGATAATAAACTCAGCTGTTTTAGTTGGTTGTAGATAAATAGCACCTACTAATTGGTTTCTATCTATAACATCTGGTGTATTATTTGAATCATCCATTACTACTTTAAAGGCATACAAACCTTGTCTTTGTTGAACACTTTCTAGATATGGGTTAACACTACCTAAGAATTGATTTCTTGTTGCTGCCGTATTTTGTTCGAATACTAAGTTATCAGAAACTTGAGAAATAAATCCTTTAAGAGCAATTAATAGCCTTCTAACATTTACCCTATCAAGAGCACTTGCTTTAGTTTGTAAAGTTTTCTGACCAAATACTACGTTTCCGGCATTAGGGAATGAAGCAATTGGATTTACTTTACCATCATAAAGTGAATCACGATTAGATTGGGTATATTTTCTTTCAGGCTTAACTACTGTAGATAAACCACCTCTATTTAAACCAGCAGGTGCAAACCAAGGCTCAGCTACTCTATCATTAAAAGCATAAACACCCGGGATTACTGTTGAAGCTGGAACCCAAATTAATTGACCTGTTCCTGGGTCTGATACTCTTAACCATGGTGCATAAGCTGCAGCATAACTTGAATTCAATTCAGCTGCTTCTCCTGTATAAGTTAAAATTGTTGAATTATAAGGAGCTAAATCAACTACAGCAATAGCATCACCTCTTTCTTGACACATATTAATCAATTGAGCTACTTCTGTTGAATGTTGGTTTTGATTTAAACCAGGAATTGTGATTACATTAAATTGGAAATCATCTTGATTTGAGAGTAAACTAATTGATTGAGTATAATCATCTGGACTAATACCTTGAACATTAGTTGCAGTAATTTCTTCATTAAACTTTGCAGGGCCCCCCACAAATATCTCTCCATCAGCACCACCAAATGAACCACTTTGAATTGCAGGCATAGAACCTGTAAATTCAACCTTGGCATTTCCTGAATTATCTAGATAACGAGGAGTTGTAAAATTAACTGATTCTACTCTAATATAATTTGATCGGTTTGGATAGCTTCCCGTTTCTTGTACATAATAACCATCAGTAGCATCTCCACCAATTGTTTCTTTAGTATCACCAATTACTTTAGTAATATAATTATCAGAGAAAGGATCTAATGATAAATTACTAAATGTCTCTATGATTGATTTTTCTCTTTGAGTATCATCTCCTCTTCTAACAACTAGAGTAAATTGACCTGATGAAGTATTTACAAATGGGATTTCCCATCTTACATTATCAATAGATCCACTTTCTAAAGCACCTGTACTAGCTTCAGTAGAAGTACTGTTCATAATATCACCCTCAGATAAAGTAGCTAACACAAAAGGAGATAAACCTGAAGTAGGACCTGCAGAACCTGTGGCAATAGTTGATGAAGTGGCTGATGTAAAAGAACCTGATACTACTCTAGTAACTAATAAAGTTGTACCTCCTTCTGTGAAGTAATTATATGCTGAGTATGAAGTTAAATGGGAATAAACACTTCCACCACTGACGAAAGTTTCTCCAAATCTACTTACGTAATCGCTATATGAGGTAACTAGAGTAGGTATATTAACAGGACCTTTTACAGTAGGTCCAAGAATAGCTGTTCCAGCTTGGGTTGGTTGTCTTGTGATAAAAGACTGATCGTTTTCTCTTGCTAAAACGCCCGGGGAGACTAAAGTTTCTGCCATCTTATTTGGTTTTTTATGATATTATTTTGTTATAAATATTATATTTTTTATTAAAAATTATTTGGATATAAACTCTCCTGTTTCAATATCGATATTTCCATCTCCATATTTATCTTGAAGGGTTTGACCAATTTTTACTTCCCTATCTTTAAGTTCTTTAAGTTTTGTTATTAATTCTTCTTTTCTTAAAGATAAATTTTGTATTACAACTTCTAATTCACCAAATTGAGATATTAAATTATTATTTTCAACTTGCAAATTTTTAACTTCTTGTAACTCTTCTTGTGTTAAAACTTTTTTTTCCATTATTTTATTTTATTATAATTATACATATTAAAAAAACTATAGTAAATAAAAAGAATATTAAAAGAAAAATTCTCCTCCACCACCCCCAGATGAATAATCAATATCAAACCCTGTTCCAGGAGTATCTAGTTTAGATAACTCTTTAGAAGCAGTGTCTATATATGATGATACTTGATAATTTGATTCAGAGTTATATACACTAAAATTATAATTGCCATCACCATTAAAACTTCCTGTTTTAAGTAATATTAATTTATCACCAACTTCTTGATATAGACTTAAACTTGAGGTGCCATTACTACTATTAGCAATACTACCGGATATGGAGTGTGTTACACCATGATATGTAACTGAAAAATCCCAGGCTTGTCCAGTACCATTAGAATTAGTTACCCATTCAAATGTTCGATTTATTGAAGGATCTAATCTTGTATCATCTATATCACCTGGGAATCTATGCCAGATCCCATATGTGGGGTAATAACCAATGAAGTATCCCTCTTCTGTATCTTTTCTGGTCAATCCTGAATAAACTGTTCTCTGTACTGCAGAGGGTAGATCTATAGATGTTGTAGTACCAGGCACATATACAGTTAACTCATGACCAATAAGAGCCTGATCACTATAACTATACATATTTACGTTTGTGCCTTGAACATGATAATCTTGACCGGGTGGAAAACTATAGGATGCTGTAAATGGAGAGGCATTGGAGGGAGAAGAATCAATTACCTTTAGTATAGTATGGGTACCATAATGTTTTACAGTTTGACTATGATTATCAATACCACTAGGATGAACATCCGATAAATATGCTAATTTTATAAGACCTGTTACATTTGATATTCTTCTAGCCTGAGATGCTTGGTATATGTTTATGGGTATAATATTCATACCTGTGTGGAGAGATATACCTGCACCTTCAGATGAACCTGCATCTATTCTATGTTGGAATGTATTAGGACCGCATTCTAATGCTCCATGTAAAAAATAATTTTTAAATGATTGGGAACCCGCCTTAACATTTGGATTATATCCACCTATATCAGAATCAAAGTTTATTTCTACTGCACAGTTAGATTGGGTAATGTTAGTTTCTGGTAGGTATATCTCGGCGTTGAATACACTTGCACTAGCTGCTACATTAAAAGGTATTTTATAAAAATCTATAGGAAGTTCAACATAATTTAAAACTTTTGTAGTAGATGTTGTTGTAAATTCAAATGTAACCCATTCTTGAAAAAGAATTGCGGGCCATCTACTTGCTGCTGTGGACTCCATTTCTAATGTATGAGTTGAACTAGCATCCAAACCAGATGTATCTATTTGATAATAATCATACGTGCCACTTGCAAGTGTACCTAATACGGGGGGTAAGGTGGTTTGGGTACCCCCATCAAATGAAAATTTAAGGCTCATACCATTAGTGCCCGAATATTTATTTCCTCGAATTTCAACCCATCTTTGTCTAATAACAGGGCTGTTATATCCGTTCAAAAGCCCACCAGCACCTGTTAATTGAGCAAGCGTTGCAATCTCTGTTGCCGATGTAGGCACATAAGTATGATATGATTCTAAAGGAAGACACACAGTTTGAATTCTAGAAGTACCAGCATCTGCATCATATGTATAAGTAATCTCAAACCAACCATATGTTTTTTGAAAATCTGTGCTGGTTCCTGTGGATGTATTTATTAATATTTCAGTTGTACATGCTTGAGATGTTCGACTAGCATCCCATCCGGTGTCATCATTAAAATAAGCTGTAAAATCAATAGGGCCAAATGTTCCATTTAAATTTTCAGAACTATTAACTAGATCATTTTCAGCTGCATATGTGAAGGTGGATGCTGCAGCTGCATCTGCTAACGTTATTTGTGCCCCATAGTTAGTAATTCTAAATCCATTAGTACTACCACCATTTGAAGTATCTTCCCACGAAAAATAAAACATTGCACTTGTGAAAGTAACGTCTGCATCTCCATTTTCGGGGATATAAATAGTTGGGGTACCAATTGTAGTTAATGTATTGTTACTTATAGAACTTATAGCATCAAAATTTACAGCTACTTTTATTGTTTTTTGTTTGTATGATGCCATAATTTACTCTTTTAATGTAAAACCTTTATAATTTGCAATTGCTTGGAAAACTGAAGACCCATCTCTCCAATCTGTTATTGATGATAAATCTGTAGTCCACAGTTCTCTGTAATACATCTCTCCGGTTTCATTCCAAAGTCTAAAATCTACCGTACATATAGATGATCCTATATCAAAATCTACTACTCTAGCACCTACTAGGCTTATAGTATCTCCTTCAACTACTGATGGGTTTGTCTCAAATTTTGTCATGATAACCTTATACTATAATTAAGTTAATAATATGTCTAATTCTAATGCTATATAATTTGCATTATCGTTTGACTCTACCTCTAAAATAAATACATCACCCGGTGCAACCGCAGTTGTCCACCCTGTTAATGTAGTAGAATACACTAATTCGGCTGAAGATAATGTTGGTTTAGCACTAGCCACAATTGAGTTTGAATTTGTTGGTATCGCAGTATTTGCTTTCCAAATATCTAGTACTGTAGAAGTTGATTGATCCGAAACTACTTTATAACCTACAATAGTTCCTAAATATGGAACAGTTTTTCTTCCTTTAGCACCTGTGGTTATTGCACTAGTACTAGAAACTCCCAACTCAAAGGCGACTGTCCTAACATTATCATATAAAGAACTTCCAGATATGTTAGTTAAAGCCACACCATCACCTACAAAACTTCCTGTGAAAGCTGAGCCGGTAACCGGTCCTGTACTAAAGATTGAATTTAATTCTGCATTACTGCCTGAGATAATGACTTTTTTCCAATTAGGCATGTTATATTTTTATTATGGTTGGTTACACAGATATGGCTGTGGCCACTTCCCTATTATTGTAGGGCCAATAATTTGTCATAAATATTACATTTATTTCTTAGATGTAGTCTTAGTAGGGGGGGTTACTGGGGGTTCTTGTGCTTTTTGGATAGAATTATTAACCTTATTTAAAAGTTGAGTTAAAAAAGGAGCATCCGAGCCCTTGATAGTAATACTGTTTAAAGCTTGTAAAATAGTAGTTAATTCAGTTAAATCTAAATTTCCTAAAGAATGTTTCATAATTATTTGTTATTTATCGTTTTCGGGGGGGAATGATAAATAGCTGTTTTGCATTTTCAAAACTAAATTATAAAGAACTTCTACTACCTCTCCTTTAAAATTACTATTTTTTAGAGTTCCTAAAATTACTTCTAATTCTTGTTTAGTTAAACTTACTTTAACTTCATTAGAATTTTCTATAATTTTATTTTTATTTACTTGATCTAATAACCCCATAACTTTTTTTTTATTTTACTAAGTATAAATATAAACCTCTCCTGTATCACTTGCAACAAATATATTGCCATAGCCATTACTTGCCCCACCATAATCGGGGTTTGCAGGAAGATTAGCAGCTTCACTTGATGTAGCGGATACTAAATAAGCATCTGGGGTTATTGCTGTTGCCGTTCCAGCCAAACCATTTTGCAATGCCCATCTGTCTGCAGATGCATCATATCCTACGGCTAATCCTGTTCCATCAACATTACTTTGAACAATAATACCTCCATCAGCTGCTGAAGTTGAACCAGAAGCAAATATTGCAAATTTATCAGCTACTAATAGATTCGAAGATGAAATAGTAGTTGTAGTACCATTTACATTTAAATTTCCTTCAATTGTAGTATCACCAGAAACTAATATATCATTAGTTACCGTTAAATCATTTCCAATGGTAACATCATTTGGTAAGCCAATTGTAATGGTTTGAGCTGTAGCAACAGACTCAATTTCATTACTAGTACCTGCTATAGTTAATGTTTGGGTTCCTAAATCAACTGTAGTACCATCTGTAGAACCTGAAATAGTTAGTGTAGTGTCAATTCCTGATAATCCACTACCATCCCCTGTGAATGAACCTGAAAATGAACCTGTAGCTGTTATTCCAGTTACTGAATCTGCTAAAGTTAAACTATCAGTACCTTCTACAGCTAGGTTAGTACCTGCTAAGTCAGTTAACAAATTACCATAAGTAACAAATTTACTAGCACCATCATTAATAAAAAACTTATCAGCAGTAACTAAATTTGTTTTTTCTGTAACAGGGAAACTAGCAGCAACCCCAGATAACCCTGATCCGTCTCCAAAGAAAGAACCACTAAATGAACCACTTAAAAATGTATCATTTATAGATGATGAAATTTGTTGGTTTGTTCCAACATTTAATTGAGAAAGTTCAGCTGCACTTCCTGATACTATTATTTTTTTCCAAGTTGCCATACTACTAAATTATTTTTTGTTATACATATTATACTCCATAGAAAAATTCGCTCCCGCTAAACATTATTCCACCTTCTATGGGGGTGGATGTTCCTGAGTAAGGTAAAAGTTGTAAAATTCCTTCTGATGTGAATTTTACCCCATTCCCATCTTCGTTTTTTATTAATATTAAATCAGTACTAACCCCATTAACTTCAAGTATTGCTTGAGGAGTAGCACCATTTGTTCCTATACCTAATTTACCACCCACAAAAATTATATCTGTGTTACCATTAATTACATTATTTTCTCCAGAGGTTGTAAGGATTCTTCCAGAAGCATCATTATTAGTGATAGTAACACCATCACCTCCTCCTGATACCGCTTGAGGTGATGAAATACTAACTTGATCTAAAAATCTTATGCGTCCCCCTCTAGCCATTTATTATCCTATAGTATTTGATCTATTTTGTGCTTCTTTATTTCTACCACTTGTAGAAGAATTAGTAACAACTGTTCTATTTCCTCTTGTTTCTACTTCACCTTTTTCAAATACACTAGCATCTGAGGTAGTTTCAACTGAAAATATAATTTTAGATTTATCTGTAAATTTATTAATAGCTGTTAAGTTCTTTTGTATTGTATCGGGTATAATATAACCATTAAGGGTTAAATCAAATGTTGATTTTACAATTCTATCTTGACCTTGATTTAGTTCATTTATAGTATTAAAAGAATCAATTCTAGCACTAAATTTAAATCTTTCAGGATTACCCCAATAACTATCTGAGGCATAATTTACAGCCTCTATTATTTTATTTAATTGTTCTATATAATAAGTTTGTATAG